GTTGGAGCCGCCCTTCTTCTTAGCCTGGCGCGCCGCTTTGGTGGCGGTCGCTTTGGCGTCGAAGTAGTTGCCCAGCAATGGCCCGAGTTGCGAGACATCGCTCGCAGTTTTGGAGGCCATTTTCACCATCTTGACGGCCTTGTTGACGGCCTCCAATGCGGCGATAGGGTCGATCATGATCATGGTCAGCCACCCTTGAGGTGCCCCGCAATCCAAGCGACCCCACCACCAACCATCGAGGCAATGGTCATGCCCATCCAGAAGCCCCCCTTGCCCTTGTTCGCCAGGGCAACGAGTTCCTCAAGCTGGCGTTCCATCTTGTCGATCTTCTTGTCCATCGTCTGGACGCGCTCCCAGAGAACGCCGTACTTGATTGGGTCGATTTCAGTTTCCATCTTCAGGCTCCGGCACATACACGCCTGTGCTTGAGGCGATTACGGTTTGATCTACCACTAGCTCGACCACCGGCTCTTGCCACAACCAGCCAGCCTCAGCCAAGATTTCATCGGTGACCGCTTCCATCGTCCGGGTCGTGCTATCGGGCAGACGCACCCGCGTAGGCCGCGTTTCGCTCGTGTCACCGCTTGTATGGATGTAGCTCATGGTATCTGGTTCAACCCGTAAATGTTGTTGGTGACGAAGTTGGGAACGGTGACGGTTGTGGGCATAGGCAACGATGCTGGCGTGAAGTTGGCCGTGTAAAGACCAGAACCTTTAATGCTGCGAAAATTTGAAATGTAGCCAGTAAAATATGTGTTAGCAGCTGGAGTGGTTTCTGCGGCGATTCTCAAAGCAGTTGCGGAGTTACTGATATTGGCTGTGTCAGATATGTTTGCGCCCAACTGTACGCCATTTAAGAATATTCTAGTGACGCTGCTTGATCTTGAAATTGCTATATGCACCCATGTATTAGCAACCCCGCCCGTGCTTCTTATTGCCGCCGATGCAGTATTTGTCCAATAATATATGGAGCCAAATTCAATGCTTACACCAAATGCGGCTGGATAGGTGCCAATTGAAAATACTCTAGGGTATGGGTTAGACCCAGTTTGGTATTGCCACCATTCAATAGTAAAATCGCCGGTTCCGAATTGAAATATGCCCCCGTTGGGTATATCAACATAGCCAGTGGTTCCGTTAAACAGCATTGACGAACTCATGCCCGTAGGAAACTGAGCTGTAGAGATGCTGGCCCCGGTATTGATGGTGACGGGCAGGTTTGTAGATGTGCTATTGACGATGCTGTAGTTGTCCGTCAGCAGCAGCAGCGAGGTGTTTGTGATGGCCGTCAGGGGAGAGGTCGGCGGCGTGAAGTTGCTGGTGTAGACAGCGGTGCCTTTGACTACACGCAGGTTGGAGATGTAGCCGGGAAAGTCATTTAGATAGCTTGTCCCAGACCACAGACGGCCAACTAATACGCCTTCAGTAGTGCTGCCCCAAATGGTAGAGCTAGTCCCGGTGCTACCAACTTGAGTGCCATCCAAGAATAAATATACCGAAGAGCCTGAGCGAGTTACAGCGATATGGTGCCACGCATTCTGCGTAATCGTTGTTGTGGCCGAAATACTTGTTTCTGTATTTAAGTTTTTATATATACCAAGACCTGTGCCTGTTGTTGTTGAATTTCCAACAATAGAAAGCGAAAATCCTGTTGTGAAAGCAGTTGATCCGACATTAAAAACGGCTGCTTCTCTAACACCATTTCCATTTAGTGCTGCATTACCGGTAATATAAATCCAAGCCTCTACAGTAAAATTGCCGGTACCAAAGTTGAACGCCGCGTTAGCCGGAACTGTAAGGTAATCCCCCGTCCCATCAAAGTACCCCGACCCAGAGCTTGCCTGACTGAACGGATTGAACCCAGACTGCACCGTGTCGCCAAACCGAGTGACGGTGAAGTTGTTGGCGCTGCTGTCAATAAATGTCGTGTTGTTCGATACCGTGGTCTTACCCGCGCCGTAGAGCATCAAGTTGGCGCTGCCAGTAGTCGTGCCGCGCTGCCGCGTGATAGACGGGAGAGCTTGGCGGGTCACCATCCCGCTGCTTACGACATGGTACTTGCTCATGTAATCTCCAGAGCCGAGATGGTCACATGGATGTAGTTGGACGCGCTGGCCTGCGCTCTGAGCTTCTCACCGGCCTTCAGAACGATCTTGTTTGCCACGACCTCTAGCGTTGTGTCTGCTGGAACCGGGGTCGTAAAGCATATGTAGCTCTGAATCGTGTTGGAGCTATTCGTTTTGATGATCGAAATATCAGCCGATGCCGTGCCGTTCACATTGGCGCACATGACGGACAGAACTATCGCTGTGTTGCCTGCCGTTGCTGGTGCCTGATAGACATCCGTGACGCTGGTGCTGCTCAGTTGAGCCTGGGCATTGTTAAAAGTATTCGGCATTTTTATCCTCCAAGAGCCACGCTAAAGGCAATAACATCATCAACGGTGGCCCCGCCAGTTGCTGCTGCCCAAGCAACACCAGAGGCGGCAGTCGAGTCAGCAGTCAGCACATAACCATTGGTGCCGACAGGCAAACGCACATCGTTCGTGCCGTTGTGTGCAATCAGGTCGCCCTTGGTGGTCAAGGGAGACAGAGCATCAAAGGCCGCTGTCTGAGTCGTCTGTCCGGTTCCGCCGTTGGCAATTGCCACAGTACCGGTCACATTCGAAGCCGTGCCCGTCGTGTTCTGGTTCAACGTCGGAACATCTGCGACCTGAATGGCCGACATCACCACATCGGTGCCATTGCCTCGCAGGTATTGCCCGCTGGTGACAGCACCAGCCAGGGCGTCCATTGCAGCTTGGCGAGTCGTCTCGCCTGTGCCACCGTTTGCAATTGCTACTGTACCGGTGACGTTTGCCGCCGTGCCAGTTGTGTTCTGGTTGAGCGTTGGGACATCGGCCACCTGGATAGTGGACATCACGACATTGGTGCCGTTGCCACGAAGGTAAGAGCCTGAAGTCACCGCGCCAGCAAAAGCGTTCATTGCTGCTTGCTGGCTTGTCTGACCAGAGCCGCCATTGGCGAACGCAACAGTTCCTGTCACATTGCTGGCGGTGCCCGTGACATCAATATTCCAAGTGCCAGTAGCACCTGTGCCGTTAGGAGGTACGCCAGCCGTTGTCTGAGTTGTAGCGTCTGGAAACTTGAAGCCGTTTGCCGTGCTTTCAATCAACCCAGCGGCCTTGAACGGTGCCGCAGATTCGACTAAATCAACACCAGCAAGATAAATCTCTTCGGCATAAACCTCGAACTTAACGCCGCTACCAATTGTCGTGGTGGTCAAAATGGCGTTACCAAGACCAACTGAACCCGTGTTCTCTGGAAGCCCCAAAGTATCTGTGATATATGCCGCGCCAGATACATATAGCTTTTCAGTTGTGGTCGCTGTTGTGCCGATCTTTACCCGGCCTGCCGAATCTACGATAAACGGAGTCGAATCCGGGTTCGTGCTGTCCTCGACCAGTATCGCATTGCCGGTGCCGCGCTGAGTTACCCGCAGCGCAGCCGATGTGCTGGAGGTGTCAACGGAGGTAGCGCCAGTTACCGCCCCGCCCGCCAAAGGCAGATAGGTAGACGCTGCTGTAGAGGCAAGCAGATACCCTGCGGTCGCGTGGTTGCCCCACCCATATGCCGTATCCCAGTTGGTTTGACTTGAATTCGGCGGGATCGAATACCCTGCTGAATAAGACAGCACCAGAGTGCCAGAGCCGGTGACAGGAGAACCGCTAACTTGCAGCCCCGTCGGGGCCGATAGCGCAACAGATGTGACCGTCCCACCGTTGCCAAAATACGGAAGCCCTGTCCAGCCAGTTACGCCGTCGCCTGTTTTGAGTTTGCCGGTATCCGTCTCAATGCCGATCTCACCTTCGGCAAGAACAGGGTTTATGCTTGTCCAATCTGCGGCAAGACCTCGCCTAAACTGTATTTGAATCGCCATCAAATTCCTCCGCAGTCAATCGGCGTAATCCCGCCATAGACACTATCTGGGGCACCTCCATCAAGGTTGGCAAACGCTTCTCCGTTTGCACCCGATACGCCAGCCGCACCTTGCGGCCCTCGCTCGCCTTTCTCGCCTACGACCTCGCCCACATTGACTGTTCTGCCGTCAGAAAATGTGACGATCAAAGAACCATCGAAGTCTATCTTAGTGCCGACAATCGAAATGCCGTCGGCCCCGCTTTCGCCATCCTTACCATCCTTGCCGTCTACCCCGTCTTTGCCATCGCGCCCATCAGCACCGCGATCACCTTTCGGGCCAGGCTCGCCTTGAAGACCTCGCTCGCCCTGCGGGCCTTGCAGCTTCTTGACCTCAAGAACCTTCTTTTCAAGTGTCGGCCACTCCTTATTCAGAAGCAGCGCCAACGCCGTCAGTTTTGCGTCTGTAGATGCTCCCGATAGAAGGATCTTTTTCGCATCCATTATCAGCCCACGATGCTCTTCAAGAAGTCTTCATCTTTTTTAGCTTGATTGGCCTTATCAGCCATCTGCATCTCGACGATCTTCGACTTGTTCTTGATGTCCTCTTCCTTGAGCATCAGCTCCGCAATCTTGATGCGTTTGTCGAACTCCACCGATTCAGAATTAGCGGGCAGGTTCTTCGTGGTCGATGCAAGCGCCTTGACCTGCAACTCCTGCGGCATGAGCTGCGCTTCGGTCAGGAGCTTCTGCGCCTCCGCCCGGTTCTGCTCGGCCTGCGTCGTCTGCACCGCAATCTGAGCCTGCGCCGCTTGCAACGCCAGTTGCTGTTGCGCCTGAGCCAGTTGCTGCGCCTCGGGATTGGGCTGGTTCATCTGATCGAGCGCCGCGATCAGCTCGTAACGGTTCGTGAGGCTGGAATTGTTCAGGATGCCCTTCAAGATCAGCGGCAAGACAGGCGTATTCGGCCCCAGCGTTTGCAGGAGGCCAATGAACTGTTGCTGCTCGTATTCCCGCGCAATGATACCCAGCGTCGCCGTCGGGATGAACTTCATATCCACCGACGGATAGCGCTCAGGGTCGAACTGCATATAGCGGAAGGACGCCTTCTGGATGAACGGGATCAGGAAGTCCTCCTGGAAGTTCACCAGCGTGCGCTTGTACTTCTTGATGATGGTCGCCACCGCCATCGACAACCCTGCGCCGTCGCGGTTGACCTGACTCACCATGCCCTGCGAGTCCAGCGTGCCGGTTGCTTGCAAGAGCATCCGCTCGAACTCCTTGGCCGTGGTCAAGTTCTCCGGGCTAGACTGCCCGAACTTGAACGGGTAGAGAATCTCCGACGGGTTGCCGTTGACCATGAACGCCTTGCCAGGCTTGACCTCGAACCGAGCGCCGCGCGGCAGTCGGGTCGCATCCATGCCCATCATGGGGGCTGTGGTCAGCGCCAGCGAGTCCAGATGGCTACGCACCTGAGCGTCGATGGCCTTCTGCATATTGTAGGACTTCTCGACCGTCCCGCGCCCGAGCAGGCGGTTGGGCACCGTATCATCTTGATAGGACAGAACCGGCCTGTCCTTCATCATGTACGGGTTTTCCTCGGCTTTCAGGAGCATCCCGCCGTTGGCGATGACCACAATGGCCTCGACCATGTTGGTGTAGTCCTCTGCCGCCGAGTCATCGGGGAAAAGCTCCACCACATCGGTGTCTTCTTCGGTCAGATACTCTTTAGGCACCAGGCCGTAGTAGGTCAGCAGCAGAACCTTCTCGTCTTGGTACTGGCTCGGCTCCTGCGTCGGCTCCAGATCGGTGTCTTCATACGCCGGGGCGATGTTGACCTTGCGATAGATGCCCTTTTCGATGCCCTCGACCACCTTGTGGATCGAAACATACTTCTCAATCGCCACACCCATGCAATCGTCGATGCTGGTGCCGTTGGGATCGAACAAAAAGTTCTTCGGATTGACCGGAACGAGCTTGACAGCCACCCGATCCTTCTCCACCACGCCGATTGCCGCCTGTCCGGGCTGTCCGGGGATGGGCTGAGTGGCCGGTTCGAACACTTTTTCCGTTTTGACGATGATTTCGCCGATTCCGGTGCCGTAAATCTCGGCCATCAGCTCGATCTGGTCGATGGACTTGCGGATTTTGTCCTGCTTGAAGTCCTCCATGAGCTGCGCTTTCAGCACAGCCACATCCAAAGGGCTACCGTTGATGTCTTTGAGGTCGTCGGAGATGTCAAAGAACTCGCCCTGACCGAAAATCGCCTCCATGATCTCCGCATGGCGCGTCTCGACGGCCTGCTGCGTCGCCGGAGTGACGATCCGCGAGCGCTCCGAGTCCCGAACCTTGTCCTCTGCGGCCCACTCACCCCTGAAAATGCGCTCGTACTCCATCCAGGAGTCCAAGAAGTTCACATTTCGGTAGTCGCGCCAGCGGTCGCAATGGTCAACGACGAAGGCGGTTAGCTCTTTGTCGTTCTCCGTAGGCTCGTCGAACTCGTTTTGATCCATATCAGACCCCTGCAATAACATCTATGGGTTCCCAGTCGTCGCTATCTTCCTGCTCGAAGTAGCTAGTTATTGCCATCTGGTCGATGTAACTTAGCGCGTCTGGCAAATCGTCATGTACTCCCTGGGATGGGAATAACAGAAGCTGATCCACGAAGGTGTCCCAGTCTTCCTCGCTATTGAGCACGATTCTCCCATGCTCGAACCTGCCCTGCAAGGCCCAGATGATCCGGTCAGCCTTCTTCCGGTTGCCATGCGTCAGGTCAACTATATGCGAAAACACATTGTTTTTTCGCATCAGATCGCTCAAATACGGCAAAACAGCGTTTTTTAGCGCCCCCCTCTCGATCCCCACGCTCAGGGGCCGGTAGTCGCGCATCTTCATCAGAATCTTCGCCGCCGTCTCCCGGATGTCCCACCGCCCGTGCTCAATTTCCTTGACAAACCACTTGCCGTCGTCCGTCACCTTGACCACCGCAATGGCCGACTCGTCCAGGCGCTTCTTGGCATTCGCCGCCTGCTTGGCAACTTCCTCAAAGCCGGCCAAGTCCACCGCCACGAAGTAGCTCCCGTACTGCGGCTCCTCGCCGTACTTGAGCCACTCCTCCTTGAACACATCCGCGCCAGCGTTGCTGAAAGACGCCATGTATTCCTGCTTGAACGCGAAGGTACTGAGCGTCTTCTTCGCCGACTCAATCTCCTTCGGGTCGATCAGCGGGTTGTCTTGGGTCGTGAAGTGCCAGCTCTTCCATTCCGGGTCGTCCGTCAACTTCCACAGGTCATGGAACCAGTTGCGGCCCTTGGGCGTGCCGATGAACATCGCCCGACCCTTCTTGTCCGACAAGGAGGCCCGGATCACCTGCTCCCACGCCTCGGGCTTGATGTCCGCCACCTCGTCCAGCACCGCGTAGGTCAGGCTCACGCCGCGCAGGGTGTCGGGCCGGTCCGCGCCGCGCACATAGATCCTCGCGCCGTTGATCAGCGTGATGTCCAAGTTGTTCACATGGCTTGACTGAATCACCTCCCGCCCTAAGTCCAGCAGCAAGTCCCAGATGATCTGCCGCGACTGCCCCATCGTTGGTGATACATACAGCACCGCCGAACCCTGCGGGCAGCGCAGCCCCTCGATGATCAATGTGGTGGCTGCTAATCTAGACTTGCCGCAGCGCCGTCCGGCAGCGATCACCTTGAAGCGCGTCGGATCAGCGTAGACCTCTTGCTGCCAGGGCAGTAGGCTGAAGTTCAGGTCACTCATCTTCTGCCTCGATGATCTCTGGCGCCGGCGCCTGGCCTAACCCCGTGATATTGATCGTGACCGCGCTCCTTTGCGCGGAGGTCTTCTCAAAGACGCTCATCGGCAGCGCTCGGTCCATGCACATCTTGAGTGCCGCCATCTGACTTGGATGGTTGTCATCCAAAGCGATGTCGATCACCTTTTGCACGACGCGCTCGCCTTTGCCCTCAACGAGCATCCGCTTGAGTTCTTTGACGCGCTGATATTCCGTTTTCGGCAGGACCGCCGGCGGTTTGTAGGTCATGTGGGTCATTCTAGGGTGGTTTTTCAATTGGCCCAAGAGCTAAAGGGCTATTTTGCCGTTTTCACTTCTTCAGTGTAGAGGAGGCACCCGCAATTTTTGACCTTCAGCCAAGACCCTCCCCCCCCATGTCTCGCGGCCAGCGCGGCCACCGGCCAGCGCGGCCAGCGCGGCCAGCAATGCAACGAGCGTTATGTCAAATCGCGAGCGGGCCGAGCGGGCCGAGCGGGCCGAGCGGGCCGAGCGGGCCGAGCGGGCCGAGCGGGCCGAGCGGGCCGAGCGGGCCGGAAATTGGGGACAGAACAATCAGGACATGAGGGTTGAAAGGTCCATCTAGCCCATACCCGGCGCCGAATCTTTTACTGACCCATTGGTTACTAAGCCGACCGAATCCAGGGGCATCCCTGGCCGATATCCGGCCGCGCGTGCCTGGCTGAACACGGCCAGCAACTCATGGAACCCGCGCGTCATATCGCCATCGCCAGCGGCCAGGATCACGGCCCGTTGCGCGGGCGTTAACTTGCGCCGGAATTGGACTGTATCGAGCTTGCATGGCCTGGCCATTGTGTGGTCCATTCTGTGGTCAACGTGTGGACCATTCTAAACTGGCCGAATGACCCACAAAAATCCCTTGTGAATCATACACTTACCTTATTTGTGG